CATGCGGATCGATAGCACTTGAGAGAGCAGGAATCCAAGTGAATAAATATTTCGCTTGTGAGATAGACAAGTACGCTATTCAGATAGCTAAAAAAAACTATCCTGGTATTATTCAACAGGGTGATGTTTTAGGTGTTAAAGGTAAAGATTTACCTAAAATTGATCGATTAATAGGCGGTAGCCCATGCCAGGATTTATCATTTGCAGGAAAGGGCAAAGGCTTAGAAGGTGATAGAAGCTCTCTATTTTATCAGTACGTTAGATTACTTAAAGAGTGCAAGCCAAAATATTTCTTACTTGAAAACGTAAGAATGAAGCAAGAATATCAAGATATTATCAGTGATCTGTTAGGCGTTCAGCCTATTAAAATAAACTCTTCTCTTGTTTCAGCACAAAATAGGGTTAGGCTTTATTGGACTAATATTCCTAATGTAACTCAACCTGAGGATAAAGGTATCTTATTAAAAGATATATTGTTAGATGATGCAGAAGAACCTATGTTATCAAATATATATGGTGGTTTTAAAGAGAAAAAGCCTAGAGTACACACTAATAAATCAGTAACGATTCGGGCTGCATCAGGTGGTGGTGCTATACCTTCTATTAAGTTAAAACAACATACAATAATGTCTGAAAAATTTACCAATAGAAATTCTAAAGCTGGTTGCCTGGTTGATTCTAATAAACCAAAAGCAAGTAGTTTTTCTGCAATGGAGTATGTTAAAAATGGTAGGCAAGGGGATTATATTAAATGTGATAGTAATGGTATGCACACTATTGATGGTAAAAAATATCGCAAATTGCACCCAATAGAAGTAGAGAGATTACAAACTATCCCAGATGGATATACTGAGGGCGTGAGCAATACACAGCGTTATAAGATGCTCGGAAACTCTTGGACTGCTGATGTTATAGCCCACCTATTTAAGGGGTTAAAAGATGGTGAATAATAAACGCAACGAGTATAAATGTTGGCGGCTAAACGTGCCTTATATGTTGAAGGAAGTCGCCCCGACCACCAGTAATATTGCAATAGCCTGGTACGCTTGCAAGAGTACTGATTTATTCTTGATTAAGCTGACGGGTAGCACACCCCCATTAAGGAGGAATAAACATGGCTAAAAAACACAATAGTTTGCGTATTAAGAGGGCTAAGAAGTACAAGCAGCTGAAGCTGTTAGAAAAGAAAGCTAGATATGACAGTTCAGATGATATATTATTATCATTGAACAGATTAAAACAATCACTAACGAGGACTTAAAAATGACTAAAGAAGAATTTTTATTACTAAGATGTGAAAAAATTGAGGCATATGGAAAAAAGATTGATGACATTGTAAAGAAGTTAGATAAACAATTAAAAACACCTTTACAGGCAGATATTGATCCACGTCACTTTGATTTCATTATGGAAGATGGGGTTCAAGATATTGTTAGCTATAGGGAAGGCTGCAGAGACGTAATGGAGGGAAATGTTTATCAAAGAGATAGAGTCTTAAAAGGTGATTCATCTTATGATATAGGCTACAATAATGAATACGCACTTGAGCAACTTAAAGATGTTGAATCAAGAACTGAAGAACCAACATATGAGGATTTAGGATAATGGATAATCACGATAGGTACATATACGCTACAAGTTTTAATGAATATGAAGATGAGAAACTAACTGAATGTTTTGAGCAATTCATTAATGATGAAGATTTTAGAGCCGAGGCTTTATGTATTATAAATAAGAAGCACCCAGACTATATGCTTGAATGCCACCTTAACGACTCTCACCCAGAAGATGGTTGCTTGTTTGAGGATACAATATTAGATATGGCTAAAGAACAAGTTAATGAATCTAGGGATATGTAAATAGAATATTATAAGAATATTTTATCATATTTTTTCGTATAACAATGCAGACACAAAAAGACAATTAATCAAAACAAATGACATATCAGTGTTCAGAAAGAATAATAAGCATGATCTTTCTGAGCGTTTACAAGAGTGCTTATTCTATCTTTTACTAGGGTTACCTACTAAAGCTATAGCTGATAAGATGGAATGCTCATTTCGTACTTGTAGACAACATACCAGGTTCGTTTACGATCAATTTGGTGTTAACTCGCACACTGAGTTACTAGCTAAGTTTATTACTCCAGAAACTCTTCAAGAGGAGCAAGGGCGAATGATGTGGAGGGCTTCTGATAATGAAAAAAGATAAGCTAGATCCTACCTGTCAAGCAGTCTTGGTTGGCATCTTAAAAGGTTAAAGCAACACTGAGATAGCAAACAAGCTAGGTAAATCAGATAATCATATTCGTATGCAACTCTATAAAATCTTAGAGCATTATGAATTACATTCTCGACCTCAGCTGCTTGCGGAATATGTGTGCGAGTACGCGTTGGATTGGGAAACCAAACAATTAGAGGGTACAAACTATCATGGAATTATTTGACGTGCTAATATTGTCTGAATATGAACCCGCTAAAAAAATAAAATCAGGGGTTACAAGCCAAGAGTTTAAAGTTTTAAATAGAGAATGGGATCACATTAAAAATGCTGGTAAAATGCTATGCTTAGTGCCACACTATGAAGAGGGTCTTGATGATGAGTAGTCCACAAAAAGGTGATCCTCTTTATAAAAAACCATGCCCTAAGTGCAAATCAAGCGATGCGAACCAAGTTTTTTCTTACGATAATAAACCTAATGATAGTTGGTGCTTTGCTTGTGAAACATATTTTCCTAGTGATGATAGCTTAGACAAAGTAGTACCAATAAAACAACAGTACAACAAGGTTAGCACAATGGAAATTGAAGATATTAAGAAATTGCCTATCAGAGCATTAGAAGATAGAAAGATCAGAAAAGAAACTTGTGCTGCTTACAGGGTAAGAGTTGCTTTATCTCAGGAAGATGGTGAAACAATCACCAGTATATTCTCACCTGATACAAGCGAGGGTATCCTGGTTGGTTATGAGCAAAAGCAAGTTAAAGATAAAAGATTTATGTCGATAGGTGATCGTAAAGGCAGTTTAGATTTATGGGGAAAACACCATGCTTCAGCTTGTAATGGTCATAAACTTTATATTACTGAAGGTAGGCTTGATGCCTTGAGTTTATATCAGGTTATCAAAGATCACACTGCTGAGAAGTACAAGCATCTTAAACCATCTGTCGTCAGCTTAACTAAGGGTTGTTCAGGTGCAGTAAAAGATTTGATCAACAATAGAAACTTTGTCGAGTCATTCAAAGAGATCATTTTATGCTTTGATAATGACCAAGCAGGTGAGAGGGCTACTAAAGAGGTGTTGAAGGCTTTTCCACTAGCAAAAGTCGCTACACTGCCTTTAAAAGATGCCAGCGATATGTTAGTAGCCGACAGGGGTAAAGAGTTGTTTGAACAAGCTGTATGGAGATCGTCAGTCCAAAGACAGGGAGAAGTGGTCGAGGTTAATGATGAATTAATCAAGAAAGCTTTACAAAGACCGACAAAGGGATTATCTACTTGTTGGTCTACTTTAGATGCAGTAACTCACAATGGTATATTAAGACCTAATAACATAGTTGTGCTTGCTTCTTACCCAAAAGGCGGCAAGAGCGAATTTAAGAACCAATTAGTTAAGCATATAATCATAGAACACAACAGACCAGTGGGTGTTTATGACCTTGAAGTCCACCCAATAAAAACCTTAAAACAGATAGCTTCTAAGTTAGCAAGAACAAACTTTTTGTTACCTGACAATAACTATGATGATAGGTTGTTAGCGTCTACCTTAGATAGATTTAAAAGTAATCTCTTTTTGTACGATCGTACAGGCAGTAGAGATTGGCAAGACATCAAGGCTTGTATCATTAAGCAGCACCTGATTGATGGTGTATGTGAGTTCTTTTTAGATCCACTTACAGCACTAATATCGAGGTACACTAGCTCAGAAGCTAATGATAAGTTAAATGAGATAATGACTGACTTAGCTGACCTGGTAAACTGTTATCCTATTACTATCCTGTGCTTCAGTCACGTTAATCCACCCAGTAAGGGCAACAAGAGTCACGAAGAAGGTGGTAAGGTACTGTCTGGACAGATGACAGGCTCTAGGGCTATCGAGAAATGGAGTCATATTGGCTTGGGCTTAGAGCGTGATAGATCAGCAGACTGCCCTCCTGAGAAAGTTAATCACAGTCAAGTTAAGATTTTATATGATCGTGAGTTTGGTACGAGTGGTTCAGTAGATATGTTTTATGATAGTGAAACTACTGAGTATTTAGAACCTAAAACGAGGAGTTGGTGATATGTTAAATCAAAAAACTTTGAAGAAATATTTAAATTATGATCCTGAAACTGGAGTGTTTAAAAGAAAGATAAATAGTGGTAAAGCTAAAATTGGAGATGTTGCTGGTGGTATTAATGGTTCGGGCTATATTTGTATAAGAATTAATAGTGTTAAATATAGGGCTCATAGGTTAGCTTGGTTGTATGTCCATGGTAAGTTTCCAGACAATCAAATAGATCACATTAACAGAATAAAAACTGATAACAGGATAGAAAACCTTAGAGATGTCACTCAATCTGTAAATGCTAAGAATAGAAATCTTCCATCTAATAATACCTCTGGTCATATAGGAGTTAAATGGAACAAAAAACAACAGGCTTGGAAAGTTGCAGTGTGTCAAGGTCATTATGGTAGTTTTAAATGTAAACTAGACGCTGTAGCTAAAGCTAAAGAGGTTTACAAAGAACTTGGATATCATGAAAACCATGGAAGGGCTTGCAATGACTGAGTATGTATTTGATATAGAGGCAGATGGTATTGATGCAACAAAAATACATTGCATGATTGCTAATGGAGAAGAAGTAAATAGATTCTTCTTTAAAAACCTTACCAGTGATGATGTGCTTATAGGACATAATATTATTCGTTACGACATACCAACTATTGAGAGGTTGTTAAATATCAAGATCAAAGCACAGCTTATAGATACCCTAGCTCTATCCTGGTACTTGTTCCCTACAATTAACAGGCATGGATTAGAGCAGTGGGGTGAAAGATTAAAAATCGAGAAGCCAATCATTACTGATTGGGAAAACTTATCTCGTGAAGAATATCTTTATCGCTGCAAAGAAGATGTGAAGATTAACACTAAGCTCTGGGGTTTACAAAAGTCATTGTTAATTAAAATCTATAAGGGTGACTACCAACCATTAGTTCGTTACCTTACATTTAAGATGAAAATGGCTATGCTGCAAGAGAAATCAAAGTGGAAGCTAGACGTAGATAAAGCTAACACCTTACTCAATGAGTTAGAGCTAAAGAACGAGCAAGCAATCAATGAACTATCTAAAGTTATGCCTACAGTTCCTAAAATAGCAAAGCGTAAAAGACCCAAGCTCCCTTTCAAACAAGATGGAAGTTTATCTGTAGCAGGTGAAAGGTGGAAAGTCTTAGCAGAAGACAATGGGTTTACTATTCAATACGACAAAGAAATAGAAGAAGTAGTAGGTCAAGAAGAACCCAATCCTACTAGCAGCAAGCAGATTAAAGACTGGTTATTTACTTTAGGTTGGAAGCCAATGACATTTAACTTTGTAGATGACAGGGAGATACCCCAAGTAAAAACTAAAGATGGTGAGTTGTGTAAGTCTATTAAGAAGCTATCCGACCTACACCCAGAGGTCTTAGTTCTCGATTCTATGGCAGTTGTTAAGCATAGAATAGGGTTGGTCAAAGGCTTACTAAAGAATGAGCAGAATGGCTTTGTACAGGCTTGTATACAAGGATTAACTAACACTCTTAGATTCAAACACGCAGTATGCGTTAATCTACCCTCTGCGAGAAAGCCTTACGGATTAGAAATTAGAGGTTTGTTGACAGCTAAAACTGATAATACGGAGTTATGTGGCAGTGACATGTGCAGCCTAGAGGATAGAGTCAAGCAACACCTACATGTGGGATCATGATAAAGAGTATGTGCTTGAAATGTCTAAGCCAGACTTTGACCCACACCTTGACCTTGCACTATCAGCTAAAGCTATTACTCAACAAGAGGTGCAAGATTATAAAAATGGTAACAAACTTGATAGGATTTCTCAGTTACGATACAACTACAAGGGTGGTAACTATGCACTTCAATATGGTGCAGGAATTAAAACCCTAGCAAAACAGTTGGGTATTACCATGAAGGAAGCTAAAGTAATCAGTGAAGCATATTGGGAAAGAAACTGGAGTGTTAAAGCTATCAGTGACAGCATGGTAACTAAAGAAGTTGAAGGTAGTACCTGGCAGTTCAACCCTGCGTCCAAGCTATGGTACTCATTAAGAAGTGACAAGGATAAGTTCACAACATTATGTCAAGGAACAGCAACCTACTTGTGAGAGAGGTGGGTGGGGTTCATCTTAAAAGAAAGAGAGCAACTAACAGCT